CCAATTTCTTTATAGGTATGGTTAACAGCAACCATTGGAATATCTTTACCGGTAAGCTTTGGTGTAACAATTCTGAATAGTGACTTAAGCTGTTTTGCTCTTGTCATATCAGCAACTGATTTCTCATCCATAGCATCTTGAACTTCTTTACGAGAGGCCAAGTTACCAATAGAGTCGATCATAATAAAGACTTTATCTCCCTTGTCAATCTCGTCTAATCGTTTAGTAGCGTCAAACTTAAGTTGCTCTACGTCTTCGATTGGTACGTGAATAACACGGTCGGTATCAATGTTGTAGCTTTCTAGATACTCTGGAGTAATACCATACTCTGAGTCATATAAGATAGCAACACCATCTGGGTATTTGTTTAGGTAAGCTTTCATGCAATAGAGACCAAGTAGTGTTTTAAAACTCTTGGATTCACCTGCTACTACAGTTAAACCTGGTAATAAACCACCTTTGAGAGAACCGCAGAATGCGATATTCACAATAGGTAGTTCAGTTTGTATTGGGTCTTTGGTATTAAAGAAGGAACTCTTTGATAGGACAGTCGACCCTTTGACTGACCCCGCCTTCAACATTTTGTCAAGTAGACTCATAATTTATTCTCCGCTTAGAATTTGATGTAGTTTATCTGCAAAAGCGTCAAGCTTCTCATAACGATTCGGCCAATAGATATAATCTTTTTCTGGATTCGCTTTGAGATTGTTTAACAATGGAATGATAGCTTCGTACATAATTTGGGCTCTTGCTGATGCGTCTTCAGCTGATGCTGTAGCAGATTCTGCTTGAGCTTTGGTTTCTTGTACGACTGATAACTCATCTTCTGTCATGGCTGTAAAGCCGAAGTCAAAATTGGTCATATCGATTGTTGGTTTAATTGACATACTTTCTCCTGTAAATATGGGGACCCGAGAGCCCCCACCTTAGATTAATTTCGAGCAAGGTCCTTGAAGATTGCAAGGTCATCGTCGTCGTCATCATCTACTTGAGATGCAGTTTCTGCTGCAGCTGGTGCCGATTCCGGCATCGATGCAATAGTGCTTGAGATATCAAATCCATCGTCTCCCTTAGCTTCATACGGTGATGCTGCTGAAACTTCGTTAGTTTCATTAGCAAGGTCAAGTACTCTAAAGAGCTTGGTCTTGAGTTCATCGTATGCTTTAAAGTTAGATGGTTCTACGAGAGCTTGTAAAGAATGCTCTTGTTTCCAAACACCTTCAAGTGCTTCATCATCATCTAATAGCGGTGTTGGTGAGTCAAACTCTGACTTATCATAGTTTGGGTAACCCTCAAACTTACGAATTTTTAGTCTAAAGTTTGCACCTTCCCATAAATCGAATGGATTTACTGGTTCTTCATCTTCAAAGGTAGGATTCATCAAGTCATTCAACTTGTCGAATATTTTCTTACCAAATGAGTACATGAAGACTTTACCTTCGTTATCTGGGTTTGCTGGGTCTTTGACAACATAGATATTTGAAGTATACTTCAACCTACGTTTCTGTTTACGAGCTTGGTCTTTATCAGCATCGATACCAGAATTCCACAACTTAGAGTTGTATTCAGATACTGGATCGTCTTGGTTGATAGTAGTCAAGCTGTTTTCAATATACCAAAGTCCTGTAGGGCCTTGGAAACCATGGTCCCAAATTCTTACGAAAGGCATCTCCTCGTTTTCACAAGCAGGTAGGAAACGAATAATCGCAAAGCCGTTACCAGCTTTATCTCTTGTTGGTTTCCAGAATTTACCCTCGTTTGGGTCTTGGTATGATTTAGTTGAAATCTTATCGAGTTGCGCATTGAGCGTATCGAGTGACTTCGTACGATTCTTCTTAAGCGAAGCAAAGTTTGTAGTTGCCATAATAGTTTTCTCCTTTGTATAGCGTTATATAGCGTAATATTACAATTGAAAGTAGACACGAATAATGTCTTTAAACTTTCGTTCATCATATACTAGAAAGGGTTTATACTTTCTAGATAGTCTTATTATATCATGTGAGATTATTTTGTCAACAATTTTTTCACCCCAATAATCAAAAATATTGGCTGTATGAGTTAGAATGGTGAAGGTCTCTAATGAAATCTTCTTCTGACTATACAGAGTCATAATGTATGGATGTTGACCATCCCTTGATATAAAATTTGCTGTCCAATCTTCTTTGAGATTTTTCAGCTCGGATTTAAAAGTGTAAGTCAATGACTCTTGCTTTTTCCTCCAATCGTTATATCTGTCTTGGGCCTCATAATCGAGTAATTGCCTTATCCAGATATTTGGATTATTTATAAAATTTGCAAGCATAAAGTTAACAACATCATCTTTTTTTGCTAATTTTGCAAAACTATATGCGTCTTTTCTAGTACGAAAAGTATCCATTGAAGCTCTGACTTTACCATTGTATTTGTGGTAGTCATAGCCATCAGATGTGAAATGCTTTTTGAGTGCTAGATATTTTATATATGTTTCAAATCCAGAATCTACCATTTAACAACCTTTAATAATGTCGTCTAAGTTGGGCTCTTCTGGTTTAACCATTCGTAAACTAATGGCTTCTGTTTTAATCTTTTCTTTTAGTATTGAGCTCTTCTTCACAATTTGAGCTATTGTTTCAATTTCTAAGTTGTTTTTTTCTGCGAAATCTACGAGAGCGTCGATATAAGGAACACCCTTAGATAATTTCGAAGAGATTTCGTGATGTATTCTATCTGGTGTCAGCGCAACGACTCCCATGTTATCTTTCCCTTCTGTTTTTTGTTTTTTCATAATGTCCTGTTATTATATACTATTATGTCCATGCTGTCAACATGTTTCGTTAATATGTTTAAAAAAGATTCTTTTGTCGACACGTAAGTATATTTGATTTGATAAGGCCTTATTACCTTAAGACCTGTATATTATAACATGTTATGTAGGGTTTGTCAACCTTTATTTGCTATACTTCTTCAAATAATACATTGTCGACATATTGGTTCTTGCGCTCTTCAGATATCCCCATTGCAAGGATTGAACTGTGAAGCATTTTGTTGAGCTTTTGATTACGACAATATTTGTTCTGTGCTTCAAGTGTGTTGAGTTCTTTGTCTTTACTATGAGCTGGATTACTCATTTCCATACAGTAAAACGAAGCAAGATTAAGTGCCATATCACAAAGCTGATTTGTTTCTTCACCTTCTCGTATTGAACCAGCTCCTACGATGTTCTCGCTAAATATTTCCTCAGCCCACTCAGGCATGACACGAGCTCGGGTCCATGTTAACCCATTAGTCTCGTATTTAAATTTATCCAGATAAGGGTGAGGGCCTTCAGTAATAGGAGAATAGTCACAGAAACACCCAGATATTTTTTTAGGGTTTGCAACTATGTCTAAACCAAATATAGGCAAATTAACATGTTCTCTTGGAAATATATTAATATGCATTAACCAAAGTTTGTTTTTACCTACAGGTTCTATTGTTTTGAGATGAGCTTTTCGTATGATATCGCTTTCCCAAAAGTAATCGCTCCAACCTTCAAGGTCAGCTACATGTTTTGTATTTTCAACTTCATGCATTCGAGTACTAAATAAGCTTCTCAACTCATTAGACAAATTTCTCAATCTATCAAATAATTCTGACTCAATCATTAATCGTCGTACTTTTCTTGTAGTTCTGCTAGTATTGTTTCACTGCTATCATAATCTTCAGGATTGTCGTGATATAGTTCTATAAGTTCAAAGAACATTCGCTCTGCAAATTCAAAACATATTTTTGCTTCATTAGCCATATCATCATGTAGTAATTCTCTTACTCCAGTGATAAGTCCTTTCCTGTCGTCAAACTCATACATAGCTCCATTGCCAGGAATATGTTTCTTAATAATTTGACCACCATGGGCATCACCAAAATGTCTTACATATAGATGAGCTAATAGTCCAGTATTGTTTTCGTCTTCGCAAAGTACATCAATATGTTTTTGGTATTCAACTACACTTTTTAAAGGCTCTTCAACTGGTTCAAAATCGTACATGTTTTCGATTTCAATTAAATCATCTTCAATTTGTGTTGACCTGAAAATAGATTCCAATTCAATAGGAACTGAAACTGCGCTTTCAAGTGATGCATAGTTAGCTAATTGTGCAGCCAAATATTGCTGATATAGTCTAGGTGGAATGTTTCCACTTAATAGCATATCTGCAAATTCAGTTCGTTCTGCGTTGTCGTGATGCTCTTTGGTGAGAGCTTTAAGATTGTTTGACATTGATGACTCCATTATATTGTTTGGTTTTCACAAAGTTTATTTATAAATAGTTTCATAGTCATGCTGATTTGATAAAAATAACAACGGAGAATTTGTATGTTAAATTTAGATAGTATAAAAGGAATTGTTAATCTTGGTAAAGATTGGCTTCTTGACAGACTAGGAGAAAGAACATCGTGGGATGGTGGTTTAATTATTGCTGTTTGCGGTGGATATTTACTTTTCGGTGGAATCATCGAACTAGTAGCATGGGCCGGTTTATTATACGGTGCATGGACACTTTGGAAAACAGAGGCATAAAATAATGGCTGATGAAGATAAGAAAGTAGAATCAAAAGCATATCACCCTGCTGATACTAACGGAGACGGAAAAGTCACTAAAGTTGAGCATGATATGTTTCTTGAGTTCAAAAGAAAAGAGCTCGAAGATGCCGATGCGATGCGCGATGCACAGCGTCAAATGGCATGGTTTTCATTATATGGAATGTTAGCATATCCT